TCCTTGCGGGCAAGATATGCCTCTCTGGCGGGGATGTGCTCCTCAAGGTCTCTCTGTGCCTCGCGCAAAACCTTGCGAACTTCGGCACGGGTCATCTCGCGCTCTCCCACGCGGATGTCGTCGACCTCGCTGTCAAGCACCTCCTCGGCCCATCGCTTGATCTGGCGTGCCTTTTCACGGGCCTCACGCAGACCGTCAGCGGATGTAACCTTCGCCATCGGCCCATCGTCAGCCACAGGAACAGTATCGGCCTGCTGCTGCGGGTGACTCTGGATCTTGGTCAACTCGGACTGCAATCGCTGAACCTCTGATTGCAACCCGGTCAACTTCTCCTCGACCGCCTTGCGCCTGGCAACCTCTTTGCCAATGCGCTTGTCAATCTTCTCCTGGACCTTAGCTGGGACTGTTAAAGAACTCTCATCCTTGTCGGGCTCATCATCGGCAGGCTGTTGCTCCTGATCCTCCTGCTCCGACTCACCCTCGGCCTCGGACTCGTCCTGTTCGGCAGACTGCTCAACATCAGGTTCAGCCGCTTCATCGGCAACCTCGCCTTCAGTGGCCTCTTCAGCCGGTTCAGCTTGCGCCATACCTGCCTCATCAGCCGCAGTCGAACGCCTAAGCAGTTCGATCTCCAACGCCATCGCGGACATATTATCCGCTCCCATGCCATCTTTGCTGGGTGTGGCAAGTTCACCCGATTTTGCTTCCGCCATGGTTTAGACCAAGAACTTTCCTCGCTTTCGCGATAAGCCCCACATTATATCAATTATTCAGAAAATGTCAAGCTAACGGGAACCAGTAAGAATGCGGTGACATGCGTAGTAGACACCCGAATTGAACGCCATGGCCGCATGATCCCTGATGACAACCTCGCTGGCATTGTCCAATGCCGCCTCCTCCTTCAGCATCTCGAAGGCATCCAGGAACGCCTCGAAGTTGATGTCGCCTCGCATGTTGGCAATCGCCTGCTCGACGTTCGCCCAACGCTCTTCAAGTGTAGGATTTGGAATACTTTTTGTCATAAAATGTGGTACGTTTTTGTTACAATCAAGAGTGCGCACCAATCAAGACAAGCCAACCAGGCATTGATGGATGTGTGTGTTTTTCTGGATTGAAACACGTGTCAATGGAATCCATCCAATGCGCATACTGACTACAGTAAAGCTCAACTGGAATCTCTACAATCCAGTCCTCGTCTCCACCGGCTACCGAGAGGTCTTTCAACTCTTTAGGCGCACTATCAAAACTCCAAACAATGGCCCTCTGGGTTTCCATTTGTCCAGTCACGCCCCATACCTGCCAATGATGGCATTCTGCTGCTGCTGCAACTGGTGTTGATACTGCTGGACACGCTTCTCCAGTCGCTTCGAGAGCGGGTCTTCCTTGTTCTGCAACCGGGCCTGCCACTCCGGCGAGGAACCCACGATCTGCTGGATGACCTGCAAGCGAAGCTCATTGGCCGCCCCCAGCGGAATGTTCTTGTCAATGCCGGCGAACATCTGCGCCATGTCCGACATCTCCTCGTTGACCTCCTTGACGCTCGCCGCCTCCTTCGGCTGGATGACGCGCTCGCCCAAGATCGGGTCGATGGCCTCAACCGCCGCCTGCAACAGTTCAGAATAGTCGATCTGCCCGTTTCGGTCGATGGTCTGCGCCAACTCGATCAACTGCTTGATCTTGTCCGTCTTCTTCTCGTCATCGGTCATGAGCACGTCATATGATATGTAGAAGTCATATTTCTCATCCGGGCTCCCCTTCTCGAACTGCTCAGGCTTGCCCTTGACACTGCCGATGACACGGAAGTAAACCTGATCATCGCCGAACTGCTGGAACAGCGACCAGACCTGCTGGTAAACCTGCGACCACGAAGACAGCCAACGCTCCACCATGTCCTGCTGCTTCAGCCGCGACTCCACCACGTCAAGCTCATCGGTCGGCATACCGAAGTACTGGCCAAAGCTCTTGAGCAAGGTCTGCTCGACCTCGATGCTGGCCTGCGGGAACGGTGGGCGGTCGATGTAGCCATACTCCTGCGGGCGACGCACACCGATCTTCGCACCTGGACCGAAGTTGGTCGGCGGACGGCCAATCGGGTAGTAGAACGGCGGCAGAGTCGCCAATGAGGTGTTGTCGATCCGGCTGTCCCGCTGAACCTTGATCTGCACCTGGTAGGGCTCGCCAACCTCGGGAATGCCACGGCTGTCATGCAGGCGACGACTCAGATACTCACGCCGGAAGATAACGAACGGGTACTGACCATGCCGGTAACTCAGCAACCCATGCTTGGCGTACCCCTCGGTGTGCGGGTTGAAGATCGTCTCGTAGATGCCCGAAACGCCATCCTCATCAGTCAACTTCTGGTAGGCATAGACCACCAGGACCAACCCGTCCACGTCACGGGCCTCGTCATAAAAGTTGCGCCTAATTGACTCTTGTGTAGAGTTTTGAATAAGATCCATGTCCTTGCCCTTCTGGGTAAGGATCGTCTGCTCCACCCAGTCGCCGTCCCACTCGCCAACGGCAACCTTCTCGCGCATCTGCTCAGGCGTGTAATAGTGCTTGCGGAAGATGTAGGGCGCGTGCTCGATGTCCGTCACGTTGATAGGGATGAACAAGTCCTCATCCAAGGTGAACGCCCGCACCACAGGCCGGTTGTAGACACGCCCCGGAACCACCATCTCGGCACGCCCCGTCTCACGCAGGCTCTTGAGCGCACGCTTCGCCTTGCGCACCGTCATGCCGGGATATGCCTGTTGCAGCAACCCAACCAGCACGTCGTCCATCGTCCCGCCAATCACGTCCTGCGCCAACTGCGGGGCCACCTGGGCAATCTGCTCCAGCGTCATCTCCTCGACCACCTTGCTCTGGCACTTCTCCCAGAACTGCCCCGTCGCCGAAATGCCCTTCTCCAACATGTAGTCGGCACACAACGCAACCTCGCGCTCGATGTGCGGGATCTGCGTCATCACCAGCCAGCGCATGAAGTTGCCGACAACCCGCGCACGGGAAATGTCGTTGCCCTCCACCGGCACCGCCACAAGATTGCTGCGACGATGCGACGTCAACAGCAACGCCTTGTGTGACTGGATCATCTTGTCGACTTCATACACCCGCAGGTCACTTGCCCCCTTCCACGGGAACGCATCAGCCGACATCTTCTTGCCACTGTCATGCTGCCCCGCCCAGACGGCATATCTGACCTTGTAGTTATCATTGCACTGGTCGACGAACTCAGCGAGGTCATCGAGCGTCTTCTTCCAAGCCTGCGCCAAGTATTCGACGTCAGGCGTGCTCTCGTCACCAATCCTGTAAGGTTTCTCGTCCATTTCTCAACTCCTGTTAAAGTGTCCTCCTCATCCCCGATCTCCTCGTCCACTATCCAGAACCATCCCATCAGTAGCCGCCAACACCTTGCACCTCCAGGGACTTAGCCTCGATGTGCTCGATGCCGGATTCCAATAGATACCGCAAGGCGTCGATCGGGTCTTTGCACGCCTCGTCACGGCCACCCTCACCCGTGAAGTTCTTCATTGCGAAAATCAGGTTCTCGCACCGGTCCGATATGTAGAGCGTCGGCGCGTTCATCGCCCCCAACGGCTTGTCAGGGTCATACGAAAGCCGGCTGTTGATCAACTGAATGCCATGGTCGATTTCCAACCCAGGCGCGTTAGCAAACGTCATCCCCTCATCCTCCAACTCGCTCAGGATCGTCGTCGCACCCTCCTTGCTCTGCCGCTCCGTGTTGCCCATCCGGCTGTCAATGTAACGCTCGAAGACGTCCTCACCGTCCTCCAACGACTCGATCAACTCAACGTAGTCGCGTATCCCGTAGCCCAACCCCTTCTGCCCGCCACCAGCCTTGCCCTTCGCATCGTTGCTGGGTTCCGCCCAGTCACCAAGCCCCACATCGGGCCACTCCCGGTAAACCCACACCGTGCCGGCGTCATCTATCGCCGCCCAGATCATGAACCAGTTCTTGCGCCCAGCCGGGTCCAGGCTCATGTAGCGCGTCACGTCATAGCGACCACCCTCACGCACCGCCTTCACCCATGGCAGGTCATCGTGCGGCACCACATGCACGTCAGGGTCGAACAACGGGAACTTGCTCGCCGTGCTCCGCACCGGGATGCCATGCGCACGCGCCAACCTCTCAGCCAAGGGCCTGGGCTTCATGTCGCGGATGTAGTCCTCACGACTGCCCGGCAAGAAAGGATTATCCTGCGTCCAGAAATACCAGATCACCGTCCCTGGCCGACTCAGGCTCTCCTGCATGACAGGCAACTCCTTGCCCACGATCTCACTGTAACGCTTGTGGATCGTCTTCGTCTTCGCCAAGATGTCGGCAACCAGTGGCGTCCAACCGTCAATCGTCGTGAAGCTCAGGACCATCCGGCCATGCGCATCCTTCATGCGGTATTGCATGGTCTCGAACAGCTTTTGCGGGGCCTCCTCGTCCAGCCATGCCAAGTGCGCCCACCAACCCTCCGCCACCTGCGGGTTGTAGCCGTAACTCTGGTAAGTCTGGAAGATGATCTCTGCCCCAGCCCTCGCACCCTCAACAGGCGGGAACACAACCTTGTTGCCACTGAAACCGTTCTTCTGCGTGTAGCTGATCGCCGTCGAACGGTCACTGCGCTTCATCGGCAGGTCACGGTAATACTGCGGAATCGCCTCCCACAACAACCGCTGCTGGATGTTCACACTGCTGTCGTCATTCGTGCTCCAACAACGAATCCGCGCCTCAGGCAGCCCCAACGCCATCTTCACCGCCAAGCGGCTGCAAAAGGTCGATTTGGTCGAGTTGTGGTGCACCACCCCGGCGGCAATGTAATTGCCATATTCCTCAACGGTGACGTCCCAAATGTCGTCCTCAAAGTCGTAATCGGCATCACCAACCTTCTCCCAGCCAAACTCGTCAAATGGAGCAATAAGAAGCTGGTGTTTCAGCGCCTCGGCACGCTTCCAATTGCCATCACGAAGCATGACACGGTGTCTTCCGGTACACCTGAACTCAACACCGCTAGTAAGGCGAACCTTCATCATCTGGCCGCGCCCCTTCTTGAAAGGAGCCGAAGCTCTAGCACGAACAACCTTCTTGCCGTCCCATGCAAACGTCGTGAATGGCTCGCCAATCTCGCTTATTGGAACCCAGGCATCCCTGCTCTCGACATACAGTGGAACCTCTGGCGCAAGGCACCTGTTGCCACCAAGTATGACATGCGTGTGATACTTCTTCCACCCAGCCATCACCTGCTGCCAACTCGGCAAGACCCACCCGAACTCCAAAGGGTCCAACGGCTCCCCAGCCTTCACCGCCTCAACCGTCTTCACCCATAACTCCAACTGCGCATCCGTCAAGTGGTCCACCTCCGCAATCACAGGCGGATAATGCTTGAAGATGTACGGCAACCCGAAGTCAGGCTGCCAGGTGTCTGCCAGGACCATTGCCATTAGAAAATGTGCCCAGCCTCGGTCATACCACCTTGGCCGGGTAAAAACCCCGTGAATTACGCTTTAAGGTATGCCACAAGAGGCGCACAGGGTTTGCTGTCATAAAAGCGCCACCCACCACACCGTCCTTCACCTCCTTGAAATAAAGCCGGCCTCTCATACAGGCCACTCCCGCACAAACTCCCACTCGCCAGGATTCACGTCGCTCGGCTTCACGAACACCATCCACCCAACCCTCAACCGCTCCGTCGGCTTCACGCCCATCACACCATGCCCACCATCCTCAAACTCGATGAACCGCTTCCGCTTGTTCGCCGGCACACAGTAAACCTTCGCCAACTTCGGCCGCTCACCTGCACGACGCCACTCCGGCACCCCCAATACGTCCCAGTAAATCTCGTCCAACCGGGCGTCCACCTCCCGCAAGAACCGCCTCAGATTGCGCGCCCTCAACTTCGAGCGGTCATCCTCACCACGCTCTACCTCACCCAACTGGCCACGCAAATCATCGCGCCGCTCCCGCAACGCCAATAACTCCTTCTCCCGTATGCTCGCCACGCTCATAAGTAATTGATGGTCAAAAAGTGTTTTTAGGGGGACGTTTGCTGGGGAGAAGAGGGATTAATGATAGATTCCGAGCGCGCGCCAGGGGCCGACCCCCTCCCCCCCGTCTGCAAGTCGACGGGCAGCGTTCGAAGCGGCTTCCGCTTGCGTGGACCGCCAGCCTTTGCCCGCACGGAAGGGTGCACCGAGGGGGACATTCCGGCTTCCTTACGAGGGGACTGTGCTGATATGGGAGCAGGTTGCTCGGGCGAGGGGTCATCGACTAGCTCGGCGTCGACGATGGTCTGCGCCGGACAATTGTCCGACACGGGATCATCGAAACTGCGCCCAGATTTCGAAACGACTTCTTTAGAATGATTCCAATTCTCATTCCCGCCTGGCAATCCCAACCCTGCATCGACCAGCTTCGCCAACAGTCCATCGCGGCCCAATTTCGTGCCGTTGATTTGGACGTTGATTTGCGTACCGATCTTCTGTGCCTTGCCGTCCTTCGCCTTGTCTTCCTTCCCCGCAAAAAGGATTTCCTTCTCTTTTGATAGGCAGATTGCCCAGGCCGTGGTCAAAAACGACGGCGGTATCTTCTCAACATCGCGGAGCAACCTCTCTTGCACCGCCGCTTTGATCGGGGCCAATGCCTCTAAGCTCTCAGCCTGCCACTCCCACAAGGGTTTGAGGTTTGGCAATCGCTCGTTGGCAGGAACTGGCACAAGCCCATCCTATCCCCCATTCAGTTTACGTAAACCTCTCGGGAACCATGCTGAGAATTACGTTGACTGGCAATGGTTTGCGATGGAATGAGAAAAAAGTTGAAGAAATCGCTTGAAGTTTCGGAAACGATGGCGAATGTGGAAGGCGTAGCAGAGATTACCACCATGACAACCGATAAACTGACCAAAGATGATCCTAGGGTTCGTTTCAACTTGGGATTCCACGACGCAACTTACGACAGGGAAGAGTGCCGGCCAGATCGCAGGTCGCTTAAACGCCCTCCGCGCGGCGCATACCCGTTGCCAAAGGATATCGGACCGAATCGGTATTACCGCATCGGCTATGAGTACGGGCAAAACGCCGACTTTTCGAACGGCCGGCCAACGTCAAGCGAGCCCGCGTGGATCGAGTATAAGTCAACCCATACAACCGTTAGGAGTTATAACCATGAAGACAAAGGAGCAGAGAATCAAAGAGACGGAAACACAACTCATCTATGCCCGCGCCAGACTTTATGACAACGATTGGATGGTGCGATATGACGCCCAAAAGGACGTTGAACGGCTTGAGGCGAAACTCAAGCGGATGACGCGCCACAACTGAGACACTCGTTAGGAGTTATGACCATGACAACTGAATCCGAAATCGACAGGGCCATGGCGCAATGGCACTATGGCATGGCGGAAATGTATGCCCGCAACGGCATGCCCAGCTTGGCGGACGAGTGCCGCAATGCTGGGGATGCATTAACCACCCCGTGTGACGTTTGCGGAAAGACGCCGGCATGGCACATCGGCGCGGCCGGGGAGCGGTTGTGCTCTGATTGCCTAACGTCCATAACCGACTAGCTCCCATGACCACCCGAAACCATTGGAGCTACTACCTCGCCCGCGGCATGGTCGAGTTCGTCCAGAACCGGCCAACCCGCAACGGCAACCCATTCCGCAACGTCGAACAGCCCGCAACGGATCGTCAGTTTGCGACGGCAGTGCAGTTGGCGAGGATGCAACTCTGGCAAGAGAAACAACGGCAACAGTGCCACAAGTGAGACGCATGACATAATGAACCACCCACGACAAGCCATAGTAACGCGCTATATCGGCGCGACCAATAGCCGGGGCAGCCGGATCAAAGCCTACTGCTCCCGTGGCAGTATCACAATCGGATACCCTCACGACAAGTCGGGCCACGAGTGCCACATTGAAGCAGCCCGCGCACTTCTGGCAAGGTTCGCAGAGGAAGATGGCAACGGCAAATCCTGGGGTGACATCGACGCATGGATCATTGGCGGAATGCCAGAGGCAAGCCGCGACAGCTATTGTTTCGTCCGCGCCTAACCCCTACTCCAGTGCATTACGCTTGACCTGGTAGTGCGCTGCGTTGGAGGGTTGGCAAGACGCTGACCGCTACATAACAGGAAACACAACATGAAAACTACTAAGGAACGTGAACTCAATAAGTGGCGGACCATGCCGGAAAATCTGCCGGTCCTGCGATACATGACGCCGATTCCCTACAAGGCTACCGGGTCGCGTTATGGTGCCTGCGGGATCCGCATAGATGGAAACCCGGAGTTTATTGACTCCGTTCTCTCCAGGCTTAAAGACCTGATTGACGGCGAAAACCACGTAACGCGACTTGAGCTTGCGCGGCACTCTGTCGACGGTTCAGCGTTCGGAAAACAGTATTCCAACGCTGAAAAACAGGCTGAGGTATGTTACATCCGTCTGCATATGCGGGGAAGCCAGGGAAGCATTGCAAGCGGAATCTTTGACCGCAACCTGGACGCCGCAACCGAGCGTTTTGAAAGGTCAATCAGCTGACCAATAACCAATTTCCCTGGGCCGGACGGTCAAACCGGTCACAGAGCCGTTAGGGGTTGACGCCCCAGCCATGGAACCGGCCCAGGGTCTATTTCATTCCGCAACGATAGACAACACCGAGGAAACACAATGACCGCAACACAAGCACAGCACACGCCGGCCCAGTGGCACGCACACCGGGCGTTCTATCGGGATGGGGGTTACGTTTGCCAGAGCCATTCCGATTGTGGCAAGGCACCCTTTGAGGTTTGGGGCGAGACCCGCGAAGAGGCGCAGGCCAACGCCAACCTCAGCGCCAGCGCACCGGAGTTGCTGGAGGCGTTGCACACGCTGGTAGCCGACCTGGAGGCCCGTGAGCTAGGTTACATGGGTCACCCCGAAAGGCTCCCCGACATTGTCCGCGACGTTTACTTGCCGAAAGCCCGAGCCGCCATCGCCAAGGCGAGAGGGGAGGTGGCGCCATGAAAACCGTCTATCTCAATTGGCAAGGACCAGCAGGCCGGGAAACCGTAGACGAGTTCAGTCCCGAGCCAGGGCAGGACGCTAGGGCGTTCCGCGCCTACGTCAGAGAAATGGTGCGCAACTACCATGAGTCAGGCATCGCCGTTTATCGCTCATCTAGGGCGTGCCGGGCATGGCGTGACCGCGAAATAGGGGACGTGCTGGAGGTTGCACCATGAAACACACTACTACCAGAGAGGAGCTTCTGTTGGCTGTCAGCAACGCTTACGACCAGGGATTTTGGGAGGTATGGTCGGCCGGTTTCCCTGTTGGGGTGACGATGCGTGGTAGGGTCATTGGCCCGGCTGCCTGGAGTTTTGCCATGGTGGCCCGTGACCACCTCAAGTTACCCCTTGAGGTAGCACTTGACAGGGCGTTGACGGTAGACCTCGAGTACCTTGACCACTGCATGACGTTTGCCG